GGCTCCCGCTTCTCTCTCCGTCACTGAGAGCGACGTCACGCTCTGTGATGCCCTAGTCGGACCAACCCGGGTTCGCCAATTTAGTGACGCTCTGTGATGTCACTCCGTGTGACCTCCACTAATAGCTCCAACCCGACTTCGGCCGATTAGCGAGGGGGCGACGTGAGCGATCTTGAGTCCGCCGTCCGTGCTGACCTCGCCCGCTGGGGCATGGCTGACACCTCGCTCGCTGCCGCAACACTCGACGTGGTCGAGCGGCTCGCCGCTGAAGACCTTCGCCCGGCCGCTGCGGCGATGCTGCACCAGCGCCTTGACGGATACCTCGCTGATCTGCGGAAACTCGCCCCGCCTGAGGTGACGTACGACGCCGTCGATGAGGTGGCTGAGGCGCGCGAGACTCGGCGCCGGGCTGCGGGGATGGCGTGACTGTCCTCGACGAGCCGGTGCTGATCGGCGCGCAGGAGCCGACGATCCGCACGGTGCCGGAGTACGTGTCGACGGCTGGGCATGAGGCGGCGCTGCTGGCGGACCGGGCTGGGCTGGTCCTGGACCCGTGGCAGCGGCTCGTCTTGCGGGATGCGCTGGGTGAGCGGGCGGATGGCAGGTGGGCGGCGTTCGAGGTGGGCGTGATGGTGGCCCGCCAGAACGGCAAGGGTGCGATCGCCGAGGCGCGCGTGTTGGCCGGGCTGTTCCTGCTCAAAGAGCGCCTGATCATGTACAGCGCTCACGAGTTCAAGACGGCGACGGAGATGTTCCGCCGGATCCTCGAGCTGATCGAGGGCACGCCGGCGTTCTCCCGCCGCGTGAAGGCGGTCGCCCGGAGCAAGGGTGAGGAGGGTATCGAGCTCACCACCGGCCAGCGGCTGCGGTTCCTCGCTCGCTCGACCGGCTCGGGTCGCGGCTTCTCCGGTGACTGCAACCTGATCGATGAGGCGCAACATCTCGGTGAGGCCCCGATCGATGCGCTGATGCCGACGATGTCTGCCCGGCCGAACCCGCAGTTGTGGCTGCTGGGGAGCGCGCCGGACAAGGATCTGGCGGCGTGCGAGCCGTTCTCCCGGCTGCGGCAGCGCGCTTTGACGGGGGAGTCGAAGCGGCTGGCGTACTTCGCCTGGGAGGCATCACTGCACAGCGACCAGTGCGGCCGGGACTGCGACCAGCACGACGACCCGACCAGCCCCCTGACCTGGGCAAAGACGAACCCGGGCATGGGTATCCGGATCTCGGCCGAGCACATCGCCACCGAGCAAGAGTCGATGTCCCCTCGCGGGTTCGCCCGTGAGCGGCTGAGCGTCGGGAACTACCCGTCCGAGTCGGGTGGCTGGGAGGTCATCTCCGAGCCCGCCTGGCTGGCGACGGCACACCCCGAGGTCAAGGACGAGCACGGCGAAGTCCTCGACCCTGGCTCGGTGCCGGAGGATCCGGTGGCGTTCGCCATCGACGTGACTCCGGACCGTGGCGCGGCCTCCATCGCCGTGGCCGGCGCTCGAGCTGACGGCCTGCTGCATGTCGAGGTGGTTGACCATCGGCCGGGTACGGCGTGGGTGCTGGAGCGGATGGCCGATCTGATCGAACGCTGGTCCCCGTGCGCCGTGGCGCTGGACGCGTCCGGCCCGGCCGGGAGCCTGGTCGCTGACTTTGACGATGCCGAGATTGGGTTGACGATGCCGAAGGCGCGTGAGGCGGCGGGTGCGTGCGGCGCGCTGTACGACGCGGTGGTGCGACCTCCCGACGCCGCTGAGGACTGGGCGTCCACGCTGCGGCACATCCCGCACCCGGCTCTGTCCGCCGCTCTGGCGGGTGCTGGGAAGCGGTCTCTTGGGAGTGGCGGCGCGTGGGGTTGGGACCGGCGTGGCGTGTCCGTGGACATCTCGCCGCTTGTGGCGGCGACTTTGGCGGCGTGGGCGTACTCGACGCGGCCCCGAGATGAGGAGGCCCCGGAGCCATGGGTGATGTTCGGGTGATCGCATGACGACCGCGACGCTGTTTGCCCGCGCCGGCGAGAAGGCTGACCAGGTCCGTACCGAGGCGCGCGAGCTCGACCCGGTCAAGGTGCTGCTGACGCTGCTGTTCGCGCTGCCGTTCGCCCTCGGCTGGCTGGCCGGGATGGCGGTGCGCGCCCTGTGGACGGTCTTCGCCTGGACGTGGACGGCCGCTGTGGTGGGTTTCCGTACGGCGCGGCCCCGCGGGGATGAGCGCACCTGATGGGTCTCCTGGAGCGCGTCGTGGAGGGCCGTGTAGTCCGCCCGCCGGAGCGTGCGATCTCGACGCTCGACGAATACGCCGCCGCGGTGAGCCAGGCCATGGGCGGCTATGGCTACGGCTACGGTGTGCAGCAGTCGATGAACGGGCAGCCGGCCGAGAAGATCACCTCGGATTTCGTCGGCTACGCCTCGCGGCTGTACGCCGCCAATGGTGTGGTGTTCGCGTGCATGGCTGTCCGACAGCTCGTCTTCTCCGCGGTCCGGTTCCAATATCAGCGGCTCAGTGCGGGCCGCCCTACGGATCTGTTCGGCGACATGTCGCTGTCGATCGTGGAGACGCCGTGGCCGGGCGGGACGACGCAGGACCTGCTGTCCCGGATGATTCAGGACGCCGATCTGGCCGGTAACTCGTACTGGACGCTCCAGGAGAAGGAATTGATCCGGCTGCGGCCGGACTGGGTGGACATCATCCTGGAGCCGCGCATGTTCCGCGGCGGTGTGCTCGGTTACCGCAAGGTGGGCTACCTGTACTCGGAGGGCGGCTACGGCGTCGGCGATCCGGTGCCGCTGCTCACCGATGAGGTGGTGCACTTCGCCCCGTACCCGGACCCGTTGGCGACGTACCGGGGCATGTCGTGGCTGACTCCGGTGATCCGGGAGGTCCGCGGCGACGGCGCCATGTCGGACCACAAGGTCCGGTATCTGGCGAACGCGGCGACGCCGAACATGGTTGTGCGCCTTGACCCGTCGGTGACGCCTGACCTGTTCAAGCGGTTCAAGGCGGCGATGGATGAGGAGCATCGCGGGCCTGAGAACGCCGGTAAGACCTTGTATCTCGGTGGTGGCGCCGATGTGACGGTTGTCGGTAGCGACTTCAAGCAGCTGGACATCAAGTCCGTCCAGGGCGCTGGGGAGACGCGTATCGCCGCGGCGGCGGGCGTCCCGCCGGTCATCGTCGGCCTGTCCGAGGGTCTCCAGGGTTCCTCGTTGAACGCGGGCAACTACGCGATGTCCCGCCGCCGGCTCGCGGACGCGACGATGCACCCGCTTTGGCAGAACGCCGCCGGGTCGATGGCGCCGATGCTGCCGGTGCCGCCGGGAACGCGCTGCTGGTACGACGCCCGTGACGTCCCGTTCTTGCGGGAGGACGCCGCGGATCAGGCGGCGATCGTCAAAGAACAGATGCTCACGATCGAGTCCGGGGTGCGTTCCGGGTTCGAGCCGAAAACCGTCCTGGCGGCCATCAACTCCGGCGACCTCAGCGTCATGCAGCACACCGGGCTCTATTCGGTGCAACTACAGCCGCCCGGTACCCAGCAGCCCGCGATTGCGCCGCCGGCCACCGATGCGGCGCCCGCCGCGACTCAGAACGGAAGTGGACCATGACCGTGACCGTGATGCGCGAGGGCCTGACGCGGTCGATGCCCTTCGAGCTTCGTGACACCGGCGCGACCGGCGACGGGCTGACGCTGGACGGCTACGCCGCGGTGTTCTCCGAGCGGACGCTGATCGACAGCTGGGAAGGCCAGTTTTACGAGTCGATCCGCAAGGGCGCGTTCCGCAAGAGCATGCGGGAGCGGACGCCGGTGATGCAGTTCGACCACGGCCGCCACCCGCTGGTCGGCTCCATCCCGATCGGCCGGATCGAGGAGCTTGCTGAGGACGACCACGGCCTGATGGTTCGTGGCCGGATCTCCGATAACTGGCTGATGGAGCCGGTGCGTGACGCGATCCGGGACGGCGCCGTGGACGGCATGTCGTTCCGGTTCTCGGTGGTCCGGGAGGAGTGGCGGGACAACGCCGGCAAGCTCGTCCGCGCCGATGAACTTGACGCACTGCTGTGGCAGCCCGGTGAGCGGGGCCCGCTCGAGCGGACGCTGACCGAGGTGAAGCTGCACGAACTCGGCCCGGTGGTGTTCCCGGCCTATGACGGCACGAGCGTGGGTGTGCGTGCCCGGTCGCTGGCCGAAACCATCGCCGACGACGATGAGCTGCGCCGCGAGGTGCGGAGGAGTCTCGTCCGTCAGGCGACCGCCCCTGGTGACCTGCAGGACCCGGAGCTACGTCGCGAGGTCGCGAGCGCGCTCCTGTTCGGCTCTAGGGCCGACGAATCCATGACTTCGGATGCGCCGCCCGCTGGGCACCCGTCCGATCCGCAAGACCGCTCGAAGGACGCGCCGGCCGCCGATGGCCACCCGTCCGGCACTACCGACGCGCCGCCCTCCGATGGGCACCCGTCGCCAAACCCGACGCAGCGCACGCTCCGTCTCCAGGCTCAGATCCGCGAGATCACCGGGCTGATGGATGACGTGCTGGCGCCCATCGAAGACAAGGACAACTGAAATGGATCTCAGTCACGGCCAGGCGGTCATTCGCCTGAAGGACATCCGTGCCGAGCTGGAGCAGCTCGGTCAGCGCGACGACCTGACGGTCGAGGACGAGAAGCGGTTCGACGAGCTCACCCGTGAGTTCGCCGAGGTCGACGACCACCGCCGCCAGATGGAGCGCACTTCCGCCCTCGAGCGGGTCCGTTCCGCGGTGAAGTCGACCGAGCGCCTCCCCTCGGCGCTGCGTGTCGAGCGCGGCACGTCGGTGAACACCTCCGACGGCTACGACCTGGACCCGGTCCTCAACCCCGACTCGGTCGAGGACAAGCGGTTCCGCAACCCGTGGGATCTCAGTGAGGTTCGCACCTTCGGCCGGTCCAAGGCCGAGGTGGGGCAGGAGCTGCGGTCCCGCGCGCTGTCGGCGATCGAGAAGATGTCCGGTGCCAACGACGCGATCCGCGCCACCGGTACGGACATCGTCGAGATGTGGGACGACGACAACGCGTCCATCTCGCGGATGTGCCTGGCCACTTCCTCGCCGGAGTACCTGCGGGCGTGGGCGAAGATGGCGCGGGGCAACGGCCACATGGTGACCCCGGATGAGCAGCGCGCCCTCGAGCGGGCGATGAGCCTCACCGACTCCTCCGGCGGCTACCTGGTGCCGTTCCAGCTGGACCCGACCGTCATCATCACCTCGGCGGGCTCGCTGAACGAGATCCGGCGGGTGGCCCGGCAGGTCGTCGCCACCGGCGATGTCTGGAACGGCGTGTCCGCCGGCCAGGTCAACTGGAGCTGGGCGGCGGAAGCGGCTGAGGCCACCGACGATTCTCCGTCGTTCGCTCAGCCGACCGTGCCTGTGTACAAGGCTCACGGCTTTGTGCCGATCTCGATCGAGGCGCTGCAGGACGAGGCCAACGTCACCAGTGAAGTCGGCCGTCTGCTGGCGTTCGGCAAGGATGCGCTGGAGGCGCAGGCGTTCATCACCGGCACGGGCACCGGTCAGCCGACCGGTCTCGCCGCGGCCCTGGGTGCGCCTCAGCAGGTCAACGCCGCGACGGACAACGCCCTGGTGGCCGACGACGTGTACAAGCTCGACAACGCGCTTCCGGCCCGCTACCGGGGTGCGTCGTCTTGGCTGGCGCACCGGTCGATCTACAACCTGATCCGCAAGCTGGGAACCGGCGGCGGCAGCGACATGTGGGAGCGGATCGGCAACGACGTTCCGGCGATGCTGCTGGGCCGTCCGGCGTACGAGGCGGAGGCGATGGAGTCCGTTTCCACGCTCGGCGCCACCATGATCGACAAGGCGCTGATCTACGGAGACTTCTCGAACTACGTGATCGCCGACCGTGTCGGCTTCACGGTCGAGCTGCTCCCGCACCTGGTGGGCGCCAACCGCAGGCCGACCGGTCAGCGCGGCTGGTACGCCTACTACCGCGTCGGTGCGAACAGCGTGAACTCGGACGGGTTCCGCGTCCTGATGCTCTGATCTGCACCTTGCGGGTTCCCTGGTCGTTTCGTGCGGCCAGGGGCCCGCACCCTTCGGGACAACAGGACAAGGAGTCACTACATGAAGGCCAAGCGCGTCAAAGCGTCCTTCGCCGCGGCCGGCGGGGCCGGCCTCTCCGAGGGCGAGATCATTCCGGACAATCACCCGCTGGTGAAGCAGTACCCGGGCCTGTTCGAGGACGTTGACGACTACTTCGCTCGGGAGTTCCCGCAGCTGAAGGAGTCCACGTCGAAGCGGGGCGGCGAGTCGGTTGAGCAGGCCACCGCCGGGCCGGGTGAGAAGCGGTCGGTGACGACCAGGCGGCAGACGTCGGCCCGGAAGAGCAAGGGAGACGACCAGTGAGGCGCACCGCCTACAACAACGTCCGGGCGGCACGGGCGCTCGCCCCGGCGGCCGCCCGTGTGACCGGCACGGCAACTGGCCTGACGGTTGATCGGTTCGTCAATGACGTCTTCTACAACTCGGTGACGTTCGCCATCCACACGGGCACGGTCACGGACGGCACGCACACGGTGAACGTGGAGGATTCCGCCGACGGTACGGCGTGGGCCGCCGCGGCCGCGGGCGACCTCCAGGGCACCGCTCCAGCGATCTCGACGGCCAACGCCAACGCGGTCTTTGAGGTCGGCTACGTCGGGGCGAAGCGGTATGTCCGCTGCAACCTGGTCACGACGGGTGCGACGACGGGCGGTTTTGTCGACGCCGTCGCGGTCCTCGGTGTCCAGGCGGTCAAGCGGCCGTGATCACCACGCAGCCGGCGGACTTCGTCACCGTTGATGAGGTCAAGACGCACACGAACAAGTCCGGTACGGCGGATGACGCCGAGCTGGGCGGGTTCGTGTCGGCTGCCTGTCGGATGATCCGTGAGCGGATCGGTGAGGTGTCCGCGGTGACGGCTGTGGAGGATGCGCGGGCCCGGCGGCAGATCGTGCTGGAGGCGCGTCCGGTGATCTCGGTGACGAGCGTGCAGACGTTGCCCGGTCTCACGGCGGTGCCTGCGGCGGACCCGTCTACGGGTGTGGCGGGCTGGTCTCTGGACGGTGGCGCGGGCGTGCTCACGCACACCTCGCGTTGGCCGTCGCAGAGTGTGCGCGTCACTTACCAGGCCGGCCGGTCCCCGCTCCCCGGCAACGTGCGGCTCGCCGCGCTCGAGCTGGCTGCGCATCTGTGGCGGTCCTCGCAGTTGAACTCCGGCGGTGTGCGTCCGCTGATGACCGACAGCGAGGCGCCGGTGATGCCGGGTTCGGCGTACGCGTTGCCGATCCGGGTGCGTGAGCTGCTGGGCCTCGGCTCGAACCCGACTGACGAGATCCTGGTGGGCTGATGGCCGTCTCCACTGTCCCGGCTGTCTTGGATGAGCTGGTGCGCCTCGTTCGTCTGGCGTTGCCGGGTGTCGAGGTGATCGATGGCCAGCCGGTGCGGGACACCGAGAACGACATGGTGATGGTCGGCTTCACGGGCATCCCGTATGAGGCGGCGGTAGAGAGCACGCTCACCCGTGAACAGATGTCGGCGACACCTGACCGCGAGCAGTACGACGTCACCAGTCTGGCGTCCTCCTGGCCGGGCGGCGACGTCGACCCGAAACCGGCACGCGACCGGGCGTACGTCCTCGTGGACGCCGTCGCCTCCGAGCTGGCTCGGGATCAGACGCTGGGTGGTCGGGTGATGAGTGCCCGGGTGTCGACGCAGGGTCTCGCTCAGGGGCAGTCGGACCGGGGCGCGGCGGCGACGGTGCGGTTCGTGATCCACGTCGACGCGTTCGCGGGGCGGTAGTTGTGGCTGCGGGACGTGACGAGGTCGGCGAGCTGATCCGGGATCTCGGTCACATCCCCGGTGACGCGCAGCGGTACGTACGCCCGGCGATCCTGCGTGCCGGGTCGGACGTGCTCCACCGGGCCCGGGCGAACGCCTCCTGGTCGACCAGGATCCCGGCCGCTACCCGGCTGTCGGTGCGGTTCTCCCGGAACCCGGGCGTGGACGTCATCACCGACGGGAGACGGGCCCCGCACGCTGCGGTGTACGAGAACGAAGGCAAGCCCGGTCGTCTCGCTCACCCCCTGTTCGGCAACCGGTCGCATTGGTACCGCTTCGCCGCCCGCCCCTACCTCGGCCCGGCGATGGATGCCGAAGCCCCCCACGCCGTCGCTGCGATCGCTGACGCCGTAGACCGCGCCCTCTGGAACGCCGAGTTCCGCTGATCAAGGAGAACCATGGCTGCACTGACCAAAAATCCGGTGGGCTCCGCGGGCCTGCGGGTGGACAACCTGCTGAGCGCCACACCAGCCGCCGCGGGCGGCGACACCGCCCCGACAGGCTCCGGTGTGTTTTTGCTCGTCAAGAATGGCAACGCGGCGGTCATTACCGTGACGCTGGCCTACCCGGGCAAGTACGACGGCGACCAGACCGTCGCCGGGCGGGCATTCTCCGTCCCGGCGACCACCGGCGAATTCGTGATCCCACTGAGGGACATCTACCGGGACCCGGTGACCGGCGTGGCGTCGATCACCTATTCGCCGACGCCGACGAACGTGACCGTCTGTGTGGTGACGGTCCCATGAACACCGTGAAGATGCGCCACCCGGAGCTGGACGAGCCGATCGAGGTTCCCGCGTCGGCGGTGCCGTATCACGCCGCGGCCGGCTGGGGGATCGACGACTCGCAGGGTGCTCCCCCGCCGTGCCCGACATGCGGCCGTCCGTGGCCCACACAGGACCCTCCGCGAGATGCGGACAAGCAGACCGAAGCCCCGGCCGAGTCCGGGGCTTCTTCATCGGAGCCGCCGAGTCGGCGCAAGAGCAGCAAGGGGAGTGACTGATGCCGGCTACGCCGATCGCAGCGACCACCCGGTACATCAACCCGGGCACGACGAAGGTGTATTTCTGCACGACGATCGCGAACAAGACGGCGCCGACCCGCGCCGAGTTGAACGCGGGGACCGACTTGACCAGGGAGATTCGGGAGGTTGAGGGCTTCTCGACGTCGTCCGAGCAGGTCGAAAGCCCCGACATGGACACCCGGTTCACCTCGGTGATCCCCGGGCGGATCTCCGCTGATGACTCCTCGCTGACGTTCTACGCCGACACCACCGGCAGCGACGCCCGTTCGCTGCTGCCGCGTGACGCCGCGGGGTTCGTGGTGTGGCTCGACGGTGGTGACGTGGCTGGCCGGCGGATGGACGTCTACCCGGTCCGCGTGTCGTCGCAGTCGAAGGCCAGGTCGGCGGAGGGCTCCGACCCGGCGACCGTGCAGATCTCCTTCGCGATCACCTCCGAGCCTGCCGAGAACGTGGTGATCCCGTGACCATGTATGACGACGATTTCCGCAAGGTCGCCGAGGCGATCCGGGGCCTGCTGTCTAAGGACGAGATCCTCGGTGCGGACGACCGCCGGTTCGAGATCGTCGATGTCCCGGAGTGGGGAGGTGCGGTGCGTCTGCGCAGCCTCACGGGGGCGGAGCGGGACGACTTCGAGGCGGGCACGGTGCAGCAGGTCGGCGGGCAGCAGCGGGTCAACACCCGCAACCTGCGGGCCCGGCTGGTGGCGCTGTGCGCGGTCGACGGCGACGGTTTGCCGCTGTTCGACCGGTCCGACGTCATCAAGCTCGGCTCGAAGTCCGCTGCGGCGCTGGAGCGCGTGTTCGAGGCGGCCAGCAGGCTGTGCGGCCTCACCGAGGCGGACGTGAAGGAGTTGGAGGCGGGTTTCGACGACGCCCCGAACGGGGCTTCTACTTCCGCCTAGCTGGCCATCTGGGCATGACGGTGGGTCGTCTGCTGGCGTCGATCGGCTCGCGGGAGCTGTCCGAGTGGCAGGCGTATGAGCGGCTGTACGGGCCGCTCGGTCAGGCCCGTGATGATCAGTTGGCTGCGCTGATTTCTGCTCAGGTCGCTGGGACGTTCTCCGGCAAGGCCGTCAAGGTCGCCGAGTTCATGCCCGATTGGACACGCCGGGGGGAGGTGCTCGATGGCGACGGTTCGTAACGTGACGGTGCGTCTCACCGCGCACAACGCGATGGGCCGCGGGATCGCGTCCGCTCAGAAGTCGATGCGCAGCCTGGCGGCTACCAGCGCGAAGCTCGGCAAGACGACGCTGATCAGGACGGGGCAGGTTGCTGCTCTGTCGGCTTTGGCTGGTGCTGCCGCTCAGTCTGCCGCGTCGCTGATCCAGCTGGCGGCGGCGATAGCCCCGGTGACGGGTTTGCTCACGGCGTTGCCCGGAGTGGCTTTGACGGGTGCGACGGCGCTGGTGGCGTTGAAGCTGGCGGTGGCCGGGTTCGGCGATGCGATGTCGGCTGCACTGTCGGGCAATCAGGAGAAGTTCGACAAGGCGTTGCAGCAGATGGGGCCCGCGGCGCGGCGTGCGGCGATCGAGTTCAAGTCGATTGTCCCGGCTCTGCTGAGTGTCAGGAATGCCGCTCAGGCGGGGTTCTGGGGCCCGCTGCGGGGCGAGATGTCGGCGACGGCGGCGGTGCTGGCTGGGCCGCTCCGGGCCGGGTTCCAGGCTGTTGCGCAGCAGATGGGGTCAGCGGCGGCGGATGCGCTGCGGTTCATCCGTTCGGCGCAGGGTGTCGCCTCGCTCCAGACGATTTTCGGGTCGACCACGTCTGCTCTGGGCAGCCTGCGGGCCGCGTTCATCCCGCTGCTGAAGGGTTTCCTGGACCTGGGCACGGTGGGCGCGCGGTTCTTCGCGAGCCTGTCGCCGGGGATCGCCGCGGCCGCCCAGCGGTTCGGCGAGTTCCTGTCGAAGGCGTCCGCGTCCGGCCGGGCGATGGAGTGGATGCAGACTGGCCTGGCCGTGTTGAAGCAGCTGGCCACGATCATCGGCAACGTCGGTTCGATCATCGGCTCGGTGTTCAAGGCGGCGAATGCGACGGGCGGCGGCCTGCTCAACACCATCGGCATGTTGACCGGCAAGTTCGCCGAGTTCCTGAAGAGCTCCGAGGGCGTGAAGACCCTGCAGGCGATCTTCTCGGGCGTCGGCCAGATCGGTAAGGCGCTCGCTCCGGTGGTCATCGCCCTCGCCAAGGGCATCGGCACTCTCGCGCCGGCCATCGGTCGTATCGCCATCGCGGTGGGCCCGGTGCTGACCACGGCGATCAACGCGGTGGCCCCGGCGCTGGCCGCCCTCGAGCCGGGCATCACCGCACTGATCAAGGGTCTCGGTGGCGCGGTGGTCGCGCTCGCTCCCGCGCTGGTGCCGATCGCTCAGGCCATCGCCGGGATCGCGGTCGGACTCGCTCCGATCCTGCCCGCCCTCGGTCAGCTGATCGCGATGCTGGCGCTCGGGCTGGCGAAGCACATCACGTCGATGCTGCCGGTCCTGCCGACGCTGGTCGGCGCGATCATTCAGCTCGGCTTTGCGCTCGGTGGGGCGCTGCTGCAGGTCATCAAGGAGATCTCGCCGTACCTGCCTGAGCTGGTGAAGTCTTTCGCCGACCTGCTGATCGCCTCGATCCCGCTGATCAAGCCGCTCACTGAGCTCGTCATAGCGATCACGCCGCTGATCCCGGTCATCACCGACATCATCGTGTTGTTCACGCAGATGATGACGGCGGTGATGCCGCTGCTGACGGCGGCGATCGACAACAACGTGCGCATCACGAAGGTGTTCGTGGCCATCGTGAAATGGGCGTGGGGCTACATCTACGGATGGATCAGGGACCGGGTAGCGAACGTCAAGTCGGTGATCGGCTGGTTCGGCGGTTTGCCGGAGAAGTTCCGCAGCTGGTTCGGCAAGGCAAAGGACGCCGCGGGCCGGGCGATCGACGGCCTGGTCAACTTCGTCTCAGGTCTGCCGGGCCGGATCGGCCGGGCCGTCGGCAATCTCGGCGGCCTGCTATGGGGTGCCGGCCGTGACGTGATGACGGGCTTGTGGAACGGCATCGCGAGCATGGCGGGCTGGATCGCCGGCGCCATCAGCAGCCTCGTGAAGAGCATCATCCCCGGCCCGGTCCGCAGTGTCCTCGGCATCGCCTCCCCGTCGCGGGTAATGGCAGGGCTCGGCGTGCACATCGCCGAAGGTTTGGCGGTCGGCATGACGGGCGCACAGGGGCTAGTCGCCCGGGCGGCCGAGGGTTTGGCCGGCGCGGCTGTACCCGCGATGGCGGGCGGCCCGGCCATGTCGACGCCGGTGGGTGTGTCCCGGTCCGCGGGTGCGGGTGCGCAGCAGGGCATCGACATTCGCGCTTTGGCTGCTGCGTTCGGTGCGGAGTTGGACCGGCGCGGTATCGGCGCCACATACCTGGACGGCCAGCTGATTTCCGACAACGTGAGCCGCCGTCAGGGCCGGGCCGCCGATCAGCGTAGGAGGACCGGCTAGATGCCGACGACGTGGAAGTTCGTGGCCACCCCGGACAGCAGCACGACGGTGCTGCTGGACATGAACGATGGGGCGACCTGGAAGACGCTCGGCGGTGACTTTTTCAAACTCCCGTCCCCGCCGTTGAAGCGGTCGATCGTGTCGAATGCGATGACCGACGGCGGGATCGTGACGTCGTCGAACTATGACCTGCGGGAGCTCCACTTCACTGTGGAGCTGACGGCGTCCACGGAGGCCGGGCGGATCGCGCAGATGGACGCGTTGAAGCGGGAGCTGTCCAAGCCCAGCAACCTGCTGATGTATCAGCCGCGCCAGGGCGTGAACCCTGTGTTCTTCCGGACCATGCGCTCCGACGACTACGACCTGGACAACCAGTTCATCCCTGATGTGGCGTGGCGGGTCGAGTGCAGCGTGCTGGCTGAGCCGTTCGCGATCGGCGTCCGCCACGACATCGTGTCCGCCGCTGTGGTGGCCAACGACCCGGCGAACACGGGCCCGGCGCTCAACGCCAACACCTCGTTTGAGACGGACCTGTCGGGTTGGACGGGTGTCGGCGGTGCGCTCACCCGGACCACGGCGCAGTTCCATGCGGGGGTGGCGTCGGCGACCATCACGCCGGATGGTGTAACGGCGACCGTCCGGATCGACAGCGCGAACGTCCCGGTCACCGGAGGAGCGACGTACCGGGCTAACGGCTGGCTGCGTTGCGCCGTCGCGAGAACGGTCAACCTGAACGTCAACTGGTTCGATGCGTCGTCGGCCTACATCACCACTGGGGTGGGCACGGTCAGCGTGGCCGCGAACACGTGGACTTTCGCTGGCACCGACATGGTGGCTCCGGCCAATGCCGCGTTCGCGTCCATCATCCCCACGATGACGGGGACGCCGCCGGCGAGCAACATCCTGTGGGCTGATGAGATCGAACTGCGTCAGGTGCCGGGCACTAATCCGACGTACCTGGACATCACCGGCGTGCGTGGAGACTCGCCGGCTCCGGCGTTCGTCCGGGTGGGTTCTGGCCTGGCCGCTGGTGCGACGTTCGTGCTGGCGCAGCGGACGGTCAACAATCCGACCGCTGTGACTTTGTTCGCTCATTGTGAGACGGCCACCCTCGGCGTGGACACGACGGCGCAGTTGAACGACACGACGATGTCCGGCGCTGGGAACAACTACGCCCGCACCACGTTCGCCACCAACACTGGCTTGGTCGCGCGGGTGACGGTGACGGTGCCGACGGCGTCCTCTCCGGAGGCGCTGCGGGGTAGGTACCGGGTGTATGTGAAGGTCCGCCGTTCGGCGAACACCAGCGCGTTCACGTTGCGCTACAACGTGCCGGGCGGAAGTTCCGCCCCCGGCCCGCTGGTCAGCTACGACACCGGCTACGGGAACTTGTGGGCGATCGACCTGGGTGTGGTGGATTTCCCGAGCCCTGGCCCGGCCCCCACGTCGTTCGGGTACAGCGGGTTGTCTGCTGGTTTCACGCCGCAGACGTTGGAGATTCAGGTTTCGCGGACGTCGGGGACGTTGTCGCTGGATATGGACTAC